TGGCTCCTGTTGAACCTGTCGCTCCTGTCGCGCCCGTAGGCCCAGTCAAGCCCGTCTGTCCAGTTTCTCCAGTCGCGCCCGTGGCGCCCGTTGCACCAGTAGGTCCAGTCGCCCCCGCGCCAGTCGGACCAGTCGCCCCCGTCAGCCCCGTGGCCCCCGTTGGACCTGTGCCCCCAGTCGGGCCAGTCGTACCGACACCCGTCGGTCCTGTCGGCCCAGTGAGCCCCGTGGCGCCTGTAGATCCAGTTGCTCCCGTAGCCCCAGTTGCTCCCGTTGGTCCCGTTGTACCCACCCCTGTGGGACCAGACGGCCCCGTGGGACCAGTGATCCCAGTACCACCAGTGGATCCTGTTGCCCCTGTCGGACCAGAAGGACCAGTAAGCCCAACGCCTCCCGTGGGTCCAGTGATACCCGTGATCCCCGTCGGGCCAGTCCCGCCCGTCGGACCAGATGGCCCCGTGGATCCCGTGATACCTGTCGCGCCCTTTATGCCAGTTGGCCCACGCGAGCCCGTTAGACCCGTCGGGCCTCTTGGACCTGTCGGACCTGTCGGAAGACTACCAAATTTCGCCTCTGCTACCATGCAACTTCTTTATATCAAATTCGCAGCCAAACCACGAACTTGAGTTCGTCCTAATTCCGCCCATCCAACACAGGAACAACTTCCTCGCGGACGACCACTTTCCCATTTCCCGCAGTTAGAAGCTCCTTCAGTTTCGACACATGCTCCTCGCACACTCCAATGCTCCCACTATTTTGTATGTCCACCATCGCATCCGCGCCTTTCCCGCACAAGAAACAGAATTTTTCCTTTGGACGCCACGGCCCCTTGTACAAAGGAAATGCCCTGTGACTTGCTGGACCACCACATTGAGGCTTGACACACCCAGAATGATCCTCGGGCATCTGATCACTCGCCACCCAATAATGCTCACACCACGCGCAAATCGCAGCAAGACCGCTACGAATCGCTGGCTCAACTTTCATCTTATCCAACATTAGATTTTCCTGTCTGGCGTGAACTGCGTACGTTTCCGCAGCTCCAGCTTGAATGAAACATACTCAGGAGAGTCAAGCACATACCCAGCCCTCCCAGCTTTCACAACATCCCACCATTCGCCGAAAAGGTACATCACATCACCCTCCTTCGGCAATCTCCCCTCGATCACGGTATCCTCCCACGCACACTCCCAATGGTTACGAGAAATTTCCACGATCGCATCATACTCGTAGACGAACCCCTCGGTCCTCGCCATCGGAGTACGATTGTCAGACTCTTGGTATTCAATCGCACAAGGAAAGGAGACAGGCTCATCCCCGCCATCAATATCAGGGAAAAAGTTCCACGCTTTATCAGATTCAGATGGCGCCCCACGAGGAGAGGATCCTCCGTACAGCGGATCATTCGTCGGCTCTCCATACAGAGCATCGACGTTTTCACCTCGGTTCAGTGAATAATATTCACAGAGAGGTCCGACCAGCTCGATCCGTTCCTCAGCGAGCGATCTCAGGTAAGTTGCGTCCTCATCGTAATAAACCCGTGGCATCCTGCTCCTTCACTCCCGTCACGGAAGCAGGTAGACAACACGAGCACCAGCCGACTTGCCAGCCTTCAGCGCTGCCTTCTTAGCGTCAGCCAGCTTGCCATTGAACTGGAAAACCTTATCATTCGTCGGAGTCTTGTCATCAAACCCGAACATCCAGAGAGCCGATCCCTTGCCGCGAGGCTTCGCACCGTGATTATTCACATATGGAGAAATATCTAGCCTGGCCTCGAACAACTCCTCCTCGACCAGCGCCGCCATCCCGTTGATGTAGTCCACGGCCGCCAGCATCCCTCTCAGATCATCGTCAGTGATCTCCTCACCTTTGATCCGTTTGCCCATCACCTTTGCCAGACGGATGCCCATCCCCTTCTTGCCGTCCCAGCAACGAATATCCTTGCCTTCCTTCCTCGCCGCACGCCCACAAGGGTGCTTGGTCGACGCGAAGTGGACCACCGTGTCGCCACCCTTTGACTTTTTGGATTTCGCAAACTTGAGCTTCGTCTTGCCGACCGCAAAAGAGCCCCCGTCATCCGATGCGATTGCCTCACCACCAGAAAACTTTCCCGTCTCCTTATTGTGAAACGGGTTGCCCTTCTTACCCTTCGGCGCCCCCGAGACCTTGACACGCTCGGTGAGGATCTCGTCCAGATCCTGTACCAACGACTCGAACGTTTCGTCGTTTTGCTCCCCATCCTCTACATAATCGTAGTAGGCAAGCAAGGCAGCCTGAAGAACCTCGGGCTTCGTCACCATGACATGCGACATGAAATGGACGGATGTCTGATGCTCAGTGACGTTCAGCTTGATCTCGCCAGGCTCCAGCAATCCCGTGTTGACCACGAAATCATAGAGCTGCTGTGCATCCATTACGCTCTCGAAATTGAACGCGATCTCCGAGTCCGCCTCCTTGCCCTGCCAAGGATAGAGCGTCTTTTTGCTCACCATCTTGACCAGCGGTTCCAAAGTCATGGACCGAGCAATGTCAGCCTCCACTAACTGCTTCGCGCGCGTACGCAAGTCGCTATCATCCTCGGGATCAATGCCCATGGCCACACGCTCTTCGGGAGAGATGATCCCATCGACAATATCAGCCAGCCTTTTGAGTTCGTTATCCATCAATATCCTCCCGCGAACTCCAGTTCGCTATTCTGCAAAGAATCCAGTTGGAGCCTGCAACTGGCGCGCCTTCTCTTCCGCGTCAGCCTCCATAGCCTCGGCATTCGCCCAGACCGCATCACCATCCATCGAGAAACCACCCATCGCCGAAGGCTTCTCCGCGTACTTCATCCGAATCATACCCAACGTTCGCATGGCTTGGGCCAGCGCATAATTGCGGAATATCCGCATCTCATAATTGGTCATGTAATCCACCACCATCGTGGTTGAAATGTAAGTGACCAGTACACGCGCGCCCGCGTCAGGGGTCGGCGTAATGATCAACGACCGCTTCGCACGATCCCAATCCCAGTCCTTGTCTGAAGACGTGATCTGCTTCGCCATCTCCCGATACTGCATATACTGCACCAACGTGGAGTAATCACCCTCACCCCCATAGATCCAGGTGTAGGGGTTTACTTCCACATCCGCCCAGCTAAATAAGTTCGCAAAACTCGCTGATTCTATCTCGAAAACAACATCCACAATGGAATCAATATCAGAAGCAATCAACGCCTCTGGATATTCTGTTCCACCCGTGAGCGTGAACAACACCGACTTGCATTGTCCCACCCACATCTGCCACCATTCCTTGGCATCATTGATCGCATCGTCAACCTGATCATCGGTCAACTCCACCTTTACGACGCCCTTACCAAGGCGCCTGCAAACCCACTCCTTGACTTGAGCCTCAGTAAATCTCACACGCTACCCCTCTTTCTTCTGGGGCTTCTTACCCGTGAGCACCTCAAAAGAAGCATCGTTGATCTTCTGTATCAGCCCAAAAATCTCACCTTCAGCAATCCCAGTCCGCTTCAAAGCCTTGAGAGCCGCATCAGAAATGTCACTCAACACCCCGTTCAGCTGCCCCTCGTCCATCTCGTTCGTCGAAATGATCGCCTGCTTGATGTCATCGGGCAGCTTCTCCGTATCAATAGCCGACTCAGGATCAGCAACAGCATCCTTTTTCTTCTTGTCATCCTTTTTCTCAGGCTTCTCGTCCTTCTTTTTCTTGTCAGAGTCGTCGCCTTTTTTGTCCTTCTCGCCGTCTTTGTCCTTGTACTCGTCGTCCTTAGCTTTCGGATCGATCGGCTTTGCACCCGTCTCAGATGGAGTTGGATCCCCCGCCTCTCCCATCGTAGAGAGCTTACGCTGCACTCTCGCATCCAAAGATACGTCATGCAGCTGATCCTTGACAACAGTGGGGGGATCTCTCTCCAAGGACGCAAACAAATACAAGCCCTCGGCGAAAAACTTGGTCTCGCCAATCGTGTCGCGCACGATCAGACCGAACGGCATGACCGACATCACCCGCCCAGTGGTAACAACAGAGCCCATCTTGGTACGCACCTCAACAGCCTCCTCATCACCAAACTTCCCATGCGGGATCGTATCGTCCAATCTCTTCTCGTACTCCAGGCTCATGATGCCTCCTACATTTTCAACTTAATGCTTGTCCTGGATATGATCGATCATCCCCTTCTCTGTCTTGAGGATCTTCTCCTCAACATTCAGCTTGCAAATCAAGCATTGGAAACGACCGTCAGGCAACTCTTCGTATGAGGCTTCTTCCTCCTCTTCCTCTTCCTCTTCCTCGGGTTCGTCGTCACCCTCTGGTTCCGAGTTCTGGTCGTCCGCAGGGGGCGCGTCGTCCTCCTTGGGAGGGTCAGGGGCATCCTTGGTCGCCTCTGTCTCTTCGGGGCCTGTAGGGGCATCAGGGGCCTCTGGCGCCACCTCTCTGATCTCGACTATGAAACCAGCCTCGACGGACACCGTCATGTCTATGTCGGTTTCAACAGAGGTAATCTTGCCAGGAACAAACGGAACCTGCACAGCCTCTATCCCATTCGGCTGATTGCCAGGGCGCTCAAGAACACGAAAACCACTGTGCGTACAAGGCTTAGCATGGTGCCCTGTCAACATATATCGCTTCTTCGGCATGAAAAATTCTCCTTCAAAAAAAGGGGCCGAGCCGGTGGATACCGACCCGGCCCCAGGGTTCACGCGCTATTTGCGCCGTAGCTCAGACCCTGCCTATGGCAAGGACGTAGTGACTACGGGCAGACCAGTGACGTTGATAACGCCATAGTACTCGGGACGCAGCATGCGTGTCGCGTACCGAGTCCTCACGCCCTTGCGGAACGTGAAGTCGTTGGGATCGAGGAAAGTCGGGGTGACTTGCAGCGGCACATATGGCGCATACACATAGCCCGCATCGATGAAGCTGTTCCCCTTGAGGCCCACCAGAATCTGCGTGGAGGGCATGTACGGATCTTGGTAGACCGCGTACTTGCGGAGCAGCGTACCGATCCTTGCGATGCCGTAGTTGGCAGTCACAGGGCCGTAGCTCGTCGCCTGGACGTTCTGCTCGATCGAGGCGTAGTCGCCGTGAGTCGACAGCTGGTCGAGGAGCCCACCGATGCCTGGAGGCACAACCAGGAAGTTGGCAGGAGCCCTGCCAGAAGTCCTGTGAATCTCAGCCGACATCGCGCTGATCTGGGTGATCAGCCGACGGATGCTCTCCAGCTCACCAGGGATGCCTGGGGCGTAGGCGTAAGGAATCGAATGCCCCGCACCGTTGATGAGATCACCGATAATCTCACGATCCACTTCCAGCATCACCTCGTTCGAGAAGGTGCTGACCAGCTCGGCCTCGGCATCCATGCCATGGAGCGCACGGAGATCATCGACCGCTTCTACCGTCCAGCGAGCCTTGAGCTTGCGGCTCTCGGCCTGCACGGTGTGAAGGGCGATGTCCAGGCTGATGCTCGGGATCTCGGCACCCGTGGTGTAACCCACCAGCTCCCAGTTCACGAAGTACTGGACATAGATGACTGTGTTGTTGGCGAAGGGGCTGTTGGTACCAGCGGAACCAGCCGCATTAACCGACCATGCACCTGTGGTCACGTTGAAGGTCCCGACGGTGTTGGTGTTCGCCGTGTTGTCGACCAGGTTGGTAGTGGCACCAGTCGGGTCCAGCTCGGCCATGACCTCGGTCGGGGCGCTCGCAGCGTCAGCGTCCAACATGCGGTAGTACACACGCACGTAGAAAGTGCGCTGACCAGCAGTCGCAGGCGCGCGAATTGGGCTCCACTCGGGAACGCGAGAATTGGCCGACGCGTTCGTGATCGCACCAGAAGTCGCTACACCCGTGTCCGTGCAGATCGCGTCGTAGTCGATGAACTCCGAGCTGTAGTACTTGGCGAAGTTCTGGTTGATGTTGTCACCAGCGTCCAGCTCACCGTCGTAGTTCGCGTCTGTCGGGGTGTTGGTGATCGCGGACTGGGGTAGTTTCGTACCCTTGCGATCATCGTACTTTTTCTCGTAGTAGAAGATGCCTCCTACCGGCGCCGTCATCGGCTGAACCGAGACGAGTTGGTTGGCGATCAGGTTCGGGAACACCCTCCGCAGGATCGGGAAGATGTACTTCGTGAACGAACCCGCATTGGTGCTCAGAGTATCCTCATGGAAAGACTTGATGTGCTCCATCTCGTTTTCCAGAAGAATCGCCGTTGCTTTTTTGGTGTAGCCACGATCATGCTCTACAGGAATACCTTCCAGTAACTCGCCCCACTTGCTCACACAAGCGCTGGCATAGCTATTGTCGTGGATTGTCTTCGGACCAGCTTGCTCCAAGAGAGCCCTGGCTTCTGTACTTTCGTTGCCCATTTTTTCTCCTCAGTCGTGGTTGTGACGGCCTACTCTAATGAGACACCCGCCAATCGCTTCATGAGACCCATGTCATTCCCGAGATCATCCTTTTTGGGACTCCTCGAAGCTCTGACACCCTCATTCAGCTGTTCTTTCTCCTGCCGCTCGCCCACGCCACGCTGTAAACTCTTACGCGCATCCGCGAGTCGCCGCTCAGAGACATCCTTGACTCCATCCTTCGTCACCAACCTGTCAACTGCGGCCCGTGAAGTTATATCCTCCATGAGACCAAGCAACTCTCTACCATTTGACAATCCCACAACCTTATCGTGTTTGTAGACCTCAAGTTCGAGCTTCGCCTCTGCATTTGTCGCTTCTTCCAGGGCGTTGTCTCTCTCTTTTTCGGCCTCTTCCACGCGGCTCTCAGCATCCTGTCGCTGAGAATCTGCCTCCATTCCTACCTCTACAGCTTTCTTCAGTTTCGCATCCAGCTTTTCTACCCTCTCCGTAAGGAGGGACACCTTTTCACGCATTGCTGCGTTTTCTTCTCTCAGTTCGGCCTCCTCCTCGGAGACCATTCCTTCGTCCGTCCGCTCGGGGAGATCCGCAAGAATCGCAGCGAGCTTCTCTTTGGCATCATCCAGGCCAGCAAACTGCTGCTTTGACACCAATTTACGAATCGACTCAGCCATCGGATGACCACCGATCTCGCGCTCAATGTACTCCATACACTCAGCACGGACCGCACGCTCCTCGCTCTCCCTGGCCGACTCTTTGGCCTCGGAAACCTCCAGCTCCCTGGCCTTGACCGCGTCAGACGCTGCCTTCTCATCTGGCGTCGCCTGAAACGGTGCAACCATATCCCACACAGCAGCCAGCACCGCCTTCGCACCCCCAATGTCAGGATCAGCCGCAAACTCCTCGCGCAGCTCCTCGGCAATCGTCTCCTTCGTCTCTAGCAAAGCACCAGCGAACTTCTTCTCAAACGCCTCAGTCATCTCCTCGCGCACGCGGGACTCGGCCTCGGCAACCGCCTCATCGACACCCTTGTTGACCTTGAGCTTCGCCTTGGTAACCGCATCTTCCTGCAAGGAAGCAGCAATCTCAGGAAACTCGTCCAGGAACAGCTGGGCCACGTCGGGCTGATTCTCATCGACATCCTCAGTGAAAATGCCAGGCACCGCAGTCTTCATCGCGGGGTCCGCAACAAAGTCCCAGGTCTTCAAGACGAAATCACCCTGTACGACTTCGCCCTCAATCTTCGGATCCTCCGATGGCCGCGTAGACCCAAATCCCCGTGAGGAGATTCCGATCTGTACGTTCGCCTCGATCAGCGCCTTCAAGGTTTTACCCTCGGGCGTGTTGAGAATCTCAGCCTCCCCAACGACAATACCGTCCTTGATTTTGAGCCCAGTGATCACATGGGAGACGCGCTTCAGAGAAGTCTTACCATCGGTCGGATGGTCCAGCTCCCCCAGGATTCTGCGCTTGCTAATATCTTCCGAGAGCCTCTTGATCTCGCGCATCATCAACTCTTCGGGATAAATACGCCCATTCTGAGTCGGCACGCCAACACGCCCGAACTCGCCACGAGCTATCGTTTTTCCACCCGCGCCTTCTGTCAGCGTAAGATGGACGGGACTTGATTCAATCAGCAAATTCGGCATTTCATCACCCTCTCTTGCCAGTTTTTCCA